TCATCTGGCCTTGAGCCGCTCCACCGCCACCTCAAAGTAATGCCTGCTGGCCTCGATGCCGACGAACTGTTTGCCCTGGTTGAGGGCCGCCAATCCGGTCGTGGCCGACCCCATGAATGGATCGAGGATTCGGGGGCCGCAGGCGGCCACCAACTCATCCATCAGAGGCAGCGGTTTGCCTACCTGGTGCAGCTTACCGCCGGCCTGGGGATTGACCCTGAACACCCCTGGCGAGTAACGCTCGCCCCTGAGCTGGCCCTTGCTGCCCCAAACGATGAATTCTGTCTGGCTGCGAAAGCCTCCTTTGTAGGGTCTGGCGCCGCCTGTTTTATCCCATACCGCGATGCCCCGCCAGGTGATTCCTGCGGCCTGCATGGCATCGGTTGTAACGGGTAGCTGCCGCCAATCGCTGAAGACGATCATCAGGCCGCCGTCGGCCAGCCGCTCCATGCACAGGCCCATCCAAAGGGCTGACCAGTGCAGGTAGGAGCGCTGATCCTTGGTGTCGCCCAGGAAGTCCGGGAACTTCGCCGATCCGGTGTTGAGGTACTTATCGCCTGTCGACCTAGCGCGATCACCCTTGGACTGGCCACCCGAGCTGTAGGGCGGGTCGGTTACCACCGCATCGAATAAGCCAGTGATGCCCGGCAGGATCGCCAGGCAGTCTCCCTGATATAGATCGGCGCCCGGCAGGGCAACGTGCGAGTTGTTAAGGATCGAGGTCTTGCGGGTGTTTCGGGTTGCCATCGGTCGTTTCCTTTCGGTTCGACGCTCGATGGCGCTCTGAGTTAAAGGGGCTCTCGGCCCTCTGAAAATTCAGCGTCCCGCACTTGGGACATTTGATGGCGATCCGGCTGTATTCAGCCTCCGCCAGTTTTCTGTTGCATTTACCACATCTGATCGTTTCCAAGTTAAAGCCTGTTCGTTGTAGCCTTGCCCCCGCCGTGATCACGGTGGCGGGCCTTGGCCAAACGCAGGACGCTCTGCGGGAGGCGGCCGGATTGGGTGTTCCCGCACCCTTGCCGGTCGCCCGTCCTTTCCCTATGTTTTCACTTCCAATCGGTAAATCCCCGGCAGCTGCCTTCTCTCGACCTCGCTGCGCCAGCTCTCGTAGCAGTGGTTCGCATCCCAGAAGAACAGTGCATCGACGGCGCGGTACCAGCGATCGGCGATGAGGCCTTGCAAGTGGCAGCGGAACAGCCGCGCCGAGAGGGTTTCATCGGCCATACCGAAGCCGTCGCCGGGGATGTAGATTAAACAGTTGATGAACTGGTCAAGACCGATCAGCGGCTGCTTCACGGCCACACCATTACCGGCAGTTCGGCGATCAGCGCTTCGGCGGTCGGCACCGGGCGCGTGCCGGATTGCACGTCATTGAGGATAGCCAGGCCGATCAGGTAGCACTGGTCCATCCATTGCCCGAATGCGATGCACTCGGTCTGCCACGGATTGACATAGCCGGCGCGCATGGCGCAGGTGATGCGGCTATCGTAGCCTTTGGCCCTGGCCACGCCGTCAATGTGACGATCCATCGCGGCGGTCAGGCTGGCCTGTATCTGTTCGGGTGTCGGCGGTGGTGGCGGCGCATCCTCAATGGCGCGTGCGGCATACCAGCGCGTCAGCCAGGGCTGGAAGTCGGCGAGGTTGTCGATGAGGGCATTCGGCGAGCCGTCGTTGTACTCAACGTGGCCGGTTGTGCCATCCCACTGCACGGCATGGATGTTGGGCTGCATGTCAGTCAGGTCAAGCTTAATTGCGCGGCCATCGACCTGCACAACGCCATCGGTGGGGATGATTGTCACTTTCATTGTCTTGTCTCCAGTAGCAGTTGGTGAGCTATAAGCTGCGCCGTGTCTTGGTTAGCCTTGGTCATCTCATTGCGGAAAGACTCAACCGCCGCGCCGGTCTGGCGTTGCTGCTGGCTGTTTTCGATGAGCAGCATGGGGATGAATGAATCGACGCAGCCGAACTTCTCAACCGGCTGGCCGTCGTTAGGGTTGACGCCAGCGATATGGACGAACTTCGGACAATCGCCGCACAGTTCGCGGCAGGTCTTCTTGAATGCCGTCGCCGGACAGAGGATGTTTTTATCGGGCAGCATGATTAGTTCTTGGTGGCGATGATGAGGTCGACGTATTGCACGCGGATGTCCATGCCGTGGGTGTGTGATCCCCCCAAGTTGGTTGTTTTTAAATTACCAAGCGCTGAACTCGTCGACCAATTTGAAACGTTAGCCCATGCCGGGGTGAAACCAGCTGCGGTCGCGTTTCCGAGTTCAATACCCATCCAACCTCCTTCCCCCACAGATACTGTGTATCTGTAAGTCTGTAGCTGGGGGTTTGGCACATCCGCCGCCGTCAGCGTATGCGCATCGGTCGTTGTCTTGGCGAAAATGGTCGAAAACGCCGTCGTGCCACCGCTGGATGCCGTACCGGAAACAACCCGCAGCGCCTTGTCGTTGTGCGTGGTGTCTTTTGTCCAGCCGGTTGGCGCGGCGGTTTGCTGGAATAGCATCTTGGTGCCGCTGGCGAAGGCTTGCACGGCCACGCTGCCATCGTCGCCAAGCTTTTCAAAGAGGAAGGTGCGCAGTGCGGTGATGGCCGTCTTGAATTCGGCCTCGGTCTTGGTCGCACCGGTAAAGTCGGTGCTGGCGGGTAGCATGGTCATCTTAGTATCTCCACATTCTGTCGGTGCTGGTTGCCGACCACATCAAATTTGCCGAGTTGGCCGACCACATGTAATCGGCGAAGCCGCCGTAGCCCACCGTCACCCACGGCCCGCGCGTCATGCCGACGGCGGCGATGCGCACCAGGGTGGCGCTGCCGTAGAGCGCGCGGGCGGTGTAGTTCGAGGTGCTGGTCTCGCCGGTGCGCGTCCAGGTATCGCCGTCGCTGGATTGCTCGATCAGGTAATGGTCGGCCCCCGCTGCCGGGCGCCACGACAGCAGCATGGTTTCGGATGAACCCGGCATGCTCCAGGCCGTCAGCCCTTCGATGGTCGGCGCCGTCCAGCGCGTATCGAGCTGGCTGTATTGCGCCGGGGCCGGACTGAGGCCGGTTTCGGCGGTATGCACGCTGGCGTCTTCGTTCACGCATTCAATCTCGACCTGATCCAGCCCGCGCGGCCGCACGGCCAGCACGCGCGCCGGTTGCCGCCAGGTTTCGCCAACGCCAAAGACAATGTGCGTGCGTTCTTCATTCTGGCCGGTGTAGGGCGTGAAGGCAGGCGCAGCGGCCAGCACCAGTTCGTTGGCCGTAGCGCCGGCAACGGCGGCGATGGGGCCATCGACGCTGCCGTTGCGCTTGCGCAGGCCGACGTAATGCGCAGAAACGCCACTGAATGCCATCGGCTCGGTGAGCGTCAAAACCGACGCATTTGTAATCGCGCTCGATGTCGTTGGCACATAGGGGCCGGGCGATGATGCAAATTCCGCCTGCGCACCCCATGCGCTAATGCTGCCCATCGCGGCACTCGAATAGACCCAAGTCGCCGAAGCGCCGACAGCGGGATAAATAACGAAGTTTGCGCCGGTCATGGCGGCATCTGTCACCGAAGCCGCAATCCAGATGCGCCAGTCATCGCCAGCATCTTCTACACCGTAACCCGCCACGGTGGCGCTGGCGCTTATCACATTGCTTTCGCCCGTTGAGGTGTCTACACGCAAGTCGGCATACTTGCTGCCCGTCACGCCCGTGGCAATAAAGCGCAAGGCCATAAATCGCGTGGTGCGCGGGATGGCATCTTTGGCGACATACAACGACACGCACGTCGTCAAACCGGATGCCGCTCCCGCAATGCCGTTGGTTGCGTGCTGATAAACGGTATTACTCGTGTCATCGATGGTGCTGGCCGTACAGGTTGCCGTCTTTGTCCATGATGCGTTGTTGAATGCGGACGAATAATCAACCAGATTGCTCCCAATATCGTAGCTCGTCACCTCGGCATGCTGGCCCCATTGCACCATGTCATGCGACACCGCGATCAGGTCGCCGAAGGACGGAATAAAACCCTCCATCTCGGTGGCGAATTTGATGATCTTGCGGCGGTAGCGGTTGCAGGCCGATTCATAGACGCCTTCGCGGAATGCCTGGCTGCGATCCGTGATGCCGAAGTATTCGATTTTCACCGGCTTGCTGGCGGTGCTGCCGGTCAGCTTGGCCTGCACGCGGCGCTGCGCCCACACGGCATCATCGAAGTAGCTCACCTCGCAGGCATCGGCCTGCGCCTCGCTGGGCGTGAGGTATTGCACCTGGAAGCTGCCGCGCACGATGTTGCGCATCGAGAACAAGGCCACCGGCGTGGTCTGCGCCTGATCGCGGCTGAAGCGGATGATGCCGCCTTGCATGTACGGGTAGGCGCGGCCGGCGCGTGCGATCTTGGTGATGGCCTCCCAGAATGAAATGGTGCTGTCAAAGCGGCCGTTGAATTCGTCGCCGCGCGACTGCCAGATGGCATTCAGGGCCAGCAGGCCGGCGAGGTCGACGCGCGTATTGGCCAGGCCGGCGCTCCATGTGGCGTCGGTGCAGGCATTGGCCAGCGCCCAGGCGATGCTACTGGTGGCCACCTTGCTGCCGAAGGCGCTGCCATTCCAGGCCGGCAGCTTGCGCGTGCAGATGACGTTGATTTTGCGCGAGGCTTGCGACGAAAGGTTATTGGTGGCGCGCATGCGCAGGGCCAGCAGCGTGACATCGCCGAAGTCGCGCGTGTCGGGCAGGTAGGCGCGCAGGCCCGCCCAGGCGATGTCGTTGCCGTAGCGTGAATCGGTGTATTTGCTGCTGGTGCGCTTGACGCGCACTTCATAGCGGCCGGCGGTGACGGTGTAGCGCTTTGACACACGCTGCGGCGTGGTGGTGGCCGCCGTCAGCGATTCATTGCCGAGCGTGGTGTAGGTGCCTGCGCCGATGGGCGCGCCGGCATCATTAATTGGCCGCGCCTCAACTGTCCATGTGACGGTGACGGCATTCAGCCCGCCGGCATCGTTGGCATAGTAGAGGCCGCGCGCGAAGACAAAATCCAGCCCCAGCGCATTGGCGGTCGTTTCCGCCGCATGCGCCACGAAGGGGCCGAGGTAGGTGTTGTAAACCATCTCGGCGCCGGCCACTTCGACCGAGGTGGTGACGTTGGTCGGAAACAGCGTCACCGCGCCATGCGGGCCGATGGTCTCGCTGGTGATTTCCTCCCAGTTGTTGATGTCGGTGTCTTCGATGCGAATCTGCTCGATGTCGTATTCACCCGCGCCGATGCACAGCAGGGAATAGAGGAATTGCTCGTTGCCGGCGTATTCGACATACGGCTGGCTGGCATAGTCGGGGAAGCACATCATCCGGCCATACTGCACCGGGATGGCCGCATCGAGGCGCGCCATGTTGCCCTGCGCCTGCAGGTTGTAAGTGGGCGAAGGCGACGCAAGGGCCGCCGCCTGCTGCGCGGTGGTGCCTTTCGGCGTACTGCCGCCGGCCACGGCATTGACCAGCGCATTGCCGGCCAGGCCAACGATGGCATTCGACACCATCATGAAGTTGGCCGCCGTCATGCCGAAGGTGCCGAAGGCGGTGCCGATGAATCCTGACACGTACGGCGCGAACACCGCGATGGCGACCGACAGGATGATTTTTAGCGGATTCGACCCGCCCCCGCCGCCACCACGCGGCAGGAAGATGATGGCCACCATGTCATCGGCAACCACTTCGCGGCCCCAGCCTTCGCGCAGCACCGCCTGGCCATTGACCAGGATGATGAAGGGCGCCACGGCCATCTGCGGCGCCAGGGCGGCGAGCGTGCCGCCGGCCTGGATCGGGCGCTGCTCGCGGTCGCGCATCGGATCGAACGGATTGCGCACCACCACCAAAGATGCGCTCATGGCAGCCGCCGGTAATAGCCGAGGACGCGCCAGCCGGATAGCTTGAGCGCCGTTACATCCTGGCAGACCACGCCATGCCCCTGCACGCAATGCAGGATGGCGCCGCCGTTGGCCTCGACATACAGGCCCACATGCGAGGCGCGCGCCGACTTGCCAATCAGGGCCGCATCACCTTCGGCCGGCTTGAGGATCAAGGCCCAGCGTGATTTCTCAGGATGACCGTCGAAGGCGCGGCTACAGGCCATGCGGTTGCAGGCATCGACATCAACCGCCGGCACCTCCAGATGAAACTGCTCGCGCCAGACCTTCCGTGCGAAGGCCCAGCAGTCATTCTCGCTGGCCACCCACGGCTCGCCAATGTAGGCATTCGCCCAATGTGTCGTCATGTAATCAGGCCGGGGAAAACCTCGCTGGAGTATTCCAGCTTGGGGAATTTGAGATTGGCCAGCGAACCGAAGCCGGCCACGGCACGCACCTTGAACACGTCGGCGGTGATGCTGTGAATCGTCAGCTCAAGCGGCGGGTCGTTTTCCGGGCCGATCAGATCGTCGGACAGGTAGGCGCGATAAATCACCGTGATGGTGCTGGTGCTGCCCATCGACGCCTCGATGTTGGCGAGGATTTCGCGCGACACGTTGTCGATTTCAATCACGCATTGCGGCACGCCATCCATATCCACCTCGGGCGGCGTGAGGTTGAAGGCGAAGCCGACGAAAGTCACTTCGGCACCGGGGCTGCGCACCGCCGTGGCTTCCTTGGTGGCCGTCAGGTCGTGAAAGTCGCGCACGACATAGATCGGCTGGGTGAAGTTCGGGTGCCAGATTTCCAGCGTGTGATAGATGACCTGGTCGGCCGGCGCGCTGGCGTAGGCTTCCTTGATGGCTTCGGAGAGCGTGATATCAGCCATCAGCGCGTCTCCAGGGTGGCGGAGACGCGCCACAGGAGGCCGGCAGGCACTGCCTGGCTGATCGGGCCGATGAAACGCGCCTCGACGGCGGCGCGGCGCGTGCCGGAGCCGACGGGAAGATTGACGGCAAACCACGCGCTGCCGCCGGCGATGCCATCCACGTCGTCATCGAACCATTCACGCAAGATCGCGAGCTGGTCTTCGGTAAGCAGCCAGGATGCGTTCACCTGGTCGTTGCGCGCCCGGGTGCGGCGACGCACGCGGGCCGCGCCGGCTTCCATCGCGGTGCGAATCGTCTGGTCGCCGGGGCTGATCTGGTAGCCGGCAACGAGCGGTGCCGGCAGGGTGGTGGGCCAAGTCGCCATCAGTAAGCTCCTGGCGCGCGGTTGAGGCCGTAGGCGCTGGTCATGGCGGCCGGCACGGCGCCACGGCCGTCGCTGATGTCGCCGGCAATCGAGCGCTTGACCTGCTCAACGAACACATCAATAAAGCTGACGCCGCCCTGTTGGCGCTGCTCGGTCTTGCCGCCGTTGCCGGGCGATTCGATGACGTTAACGACCACCTGACCGCCGCTGCCAGATGCGCCGGCAGTCGCCACGGCTCGATTGGTGATGACGGTCCCGGATACGCCGCCAGTCGATGACAACGGTGTCACATGCCCGGATGCACCCCCCATCATGAGGTAATCCATGCCGCCGACCGACAACAATTCCGGCGCGACCTCGTTGACGCGGTAAAAGCTTCCCGGATAGACGGCCCCGCCGGACGCGCGACCACCACCGAAGGCGGGCATGACCGACTTGAAGCTCTCCCCCAGCATGCCGAACAGCGGCTTGAAGAGCGACTCATAAACCATCATCTTCGCGGCCTCGCGCAGCATCGAGGCCACCAGATCACCAAAGCTGTTCTTCCCGGTAAACGCGAAATCGACAAAGGCGGAGGCGGCGCCTTTGCCCCAGCCGTCAACCGCGCGCGTCAATTCACTGAAGGTATCTTGCCCGGCCGAACGGATACCCCCCAGCTGGTTGATGATCTGGTCGTAGCCCTCGAAGCTGATGCGCCCATCGGTCAGCAGCTTTGCCGCGCGATCCTGTTGCTCGGCCAATGCATTGACCTTGCCTGCCGCAGTCATACCAATCAGTGCCTGGCTGGCACGCTCCTCATCGGCGAGACGGCGCGTGGCTGCCGCGCTGTCATCCTTGGACTTCGTGAGCCGATCCAGCGCCGATGCGTAGGTGCCGGCATCGAGACCGGATTCGAAGAACAACTTGTCCAGGTAATCGATTTTTGCGGCGAAATCGGCGGCCCGGACGATATCCGAGTCCTCGATCAGCCTGCCGACGTCTGCGGCGATCCGCGCCTGGTAGTCTTGCAGCGCGCGTAGATCGGCGTGCACTGCCTTTGCGTTGGACTTGATCTCGATCTGGCCGCTACCGCCCGCCGTCTTCATTTTCTGTAACGCCTCGGACAGGCGCGACTGCGCGGCGGCGGCATCCTTGCTATTGGCGGC